TGCGATCTGATACTGATACTTAGCAATAATAAGCACAGCAGCAGGAACGCTAGGGTTTTCAAGGGCATCAACCAAAGCATCGTAAACACGACGGAGCAATACCCCAGAATCATTATCCAAGTTAGCCACCACCCACTTCCGAACCTCGGTGAAGTTCTTCTCTTTGAGGTTCTTGATAAGTTCATTGACTTTGACATCACTAAATTGTGCAAGAATTGCAGTGTCAATGGCACCACCAGCAGAGTATCGTTGACACTCATTCAGAACACGACGCCAGTCTGGAAAGTGTTTGTTGATCAGCTCAACCAATACCTTCTCATCGTACTCAACAGTCTCTTGATCCAAGATTCCTTTGAGTCGTTGGAAGAACTTTGCAGCGATTGCTGGTCGCTGCTTGTTTGTGAGTCCAAACTCGATGACTGCACATCGGGAGTGGAGTGGTTCGATAATTTTGTTTTTATAGTTGCAGGTGAAAATAAATCGGCAGTTGTTATAAAATGCCTCAATATTCGCCCGTAGGAGGAGCTGTACGTCGTGGGTTGTGTTGTCAGCTTCGTCAATAATGATGACTTTGTGCTTCGCGCCAATTGCTTGAAGTGATACGGTCGAAGCGAAGTTCTTCGCAGTATTTCTGACGGTATCAAGAAATCGTCCTTCATCAGAACCGTTTATGATTATATAGTCGCACTCCAACTGCTCACAGAGAGCACGTGCGATAGTTGTCTTGCCACAACCTGCGGGACCAGCAAGCAACAAATTAGGAATCTCCCCGCCGTCTACAAACTCTTGGAATGTAGACTTGATAGATTCGGGGAGAATGCAGTCTTCAATCTTCTTGGGTCGATATTTCTCGACCCAAAGGAAATCACTTTTCATCATTAAATATAACGAGGGTTACCACAAACTTTGGCGGATGGCATCTCTGCCTCAAAAATCTTTTTCGCCTCCCATTGATAGTCTGCCTCAACAATCTTTTTCAGATACTTGGTAGAACTAGGGAGACGATAAGTCACTTCCCACTTACGACTCATATTTGAAATCGGGTTCAAGAGCGATAAAATAAGTCAGAGAGCGATCCTTACTAGTAAACTTAGAAAGACCGGATTTAGACACAACAACATCATAAGATCCAGGAATCACTTTGATGTTTTCAACCTTGAAGTTGAATTCAAAGGTGTCCGTAGTCTCACCAACCACAATCTCATGAGTGTTAGAAGTATCGTTCTTCTTATCACGCACAACCAGTTTGACCACACCTGCTTCGCCAATGGCAGACAGATCGGGCACCTGATAGACCGCAGCTGCTTTTAGCAGTCGATCTAGGTCTTGGGTCGAAAGGGAGAAGCAAACGTCCTGTGAGGGCAGCGTGAGGGTCTTCTCAGGGGGAGAAATGATAACGTTGGGATCAGCAAAGAAATACTTAGATCGCGACTTGTCCTCCCGTACAACCACATAGTTGTCATTGGCAAAGTCCAGATCAGGACTGCGATGCAGAGACATGCCGTTGAGGAATTGGTTCAGATCGTAGATGCCAAAGTCCTTCGGAAACTCTTCGTCGATAGTTGCCTCAGCAAGAATGTTCTTCATCACACTGATGGTGCGAAGAGAGTTGCCCTCTTTAAACAGAAGAGACTGATTGATGTTGCTGAAATTTTTCAGCAGAGTCAGAGTAGAATCAGAAAGTTTCATATGGTTGAGGGTTGTCATTACAGAGGCCAGCGAAATGGTAGAGGAGAATGCAATAGTGAATTGCTTTTAGAATGTCTTGCTTAGACTTTCCACCTTTCTTACCGAAGCGAGAAAGATACTTGATAGCATTAGATCGACAGAAAGGTTCTGCATCACCAATACCTTCAATCAGATCAAGAGTCTGAGTTTTAGATTCGGGAGAAGCATAGTGTGCATTGTAAGTGCCACCAAGATAATCACGAATCTCTTTGAGGATCACATCCTCATGATACTTCCAGAATCCATTATCATTCTTGGGAGTATCAGGTAGATCGGGAATATTAAAGGAGATATGATCTTCCCCCTCCAAAAAACTCATGGGAACCTCCTGAGCAGCGACTGGACCGTGTTCGTCATAGGTGTATTCAAAAATATTTGTTGCTGTGTCGGTGGGTGGGATGTCCACATCAAAGTCATTGATTTTGTAATTCATTTCATCGTATAAGAAGGACCAGGAATTTGCCATCATTCTACCTCAAACTGCACGTCAGTGTCAACTTTGTCATAGAGATCCATGAATGCTTGCTTCGTTTCATCATCGAAACGATTCAGACAAACTTGAATTGCTTTTGCTTTGTCGTCAAAGATAGAATATGCACGGAGAATGTGAACCAGGCGACGAGTTGAGATAAGTTCATCAACACCACCATCAAAGAATGTCTTGCGGATAATGTCTGCCCAGTCTACAAGACGCTTGCAGAAGGTCTCATCATGCTTACCAAGAGAGGCAGCAACACGCAGAAGAATCTTGATCTCAGTGGCAGGAGTGGGGTACTCTTGCTCAAAGGTCACAGGGAATCGTTCAAGGAATGCTTCATTGAGAACGTTGGTGCCGATGAAGCGACCGTCATCAGACCCCTTACCTTTGGTGTTGGCAGTGGCGATGACGTTGAAACCAGCAGCAGGTTCAACCCACGTACCGATCTTCTTCAAGAAGACACCCTTACCTTCTAGGATGGATTGAAGGCAAAGAATTTTATTAGATGCAAGGTCCACCTCATCCAAAAGAAGGATTGCGCCACGTTGGAGGGCTTCAATGACAGGACCGTTGTGCCATACTGTTTCGCCATTAACAAGGCGGAACCCACCAATAAGATCGTCTTCATCAGTCTCTACCGTAATGTTGACACGGATGAGTTCTCGTCCGAGTTGGGCACACGCTTGTTCGACACCAAACGTTTTACCATTGCCCGAGAGACCCGTGATAAACGTAGGGTAAAATAGGCGGGACTGAACAATCTTTTTAAGATCAGCAAAGTTGCCAAACTTGACGAAGGAATCATCTTTCCGGGGAATAAGGTTTTGTTCGACGGCAGGCAATGCAGAAGGTGCCTGATAAGTTTGTTCCAGTTTTTCGGTCACTGTCAGATTCCACTTACCGCGACCAACTTTGAAAGAATCAAGTCGCTTAGTGACCGTTTGATATGAGATATCATTTGATGCACAGTATCCGCGAACATCAGCAGCAACGATCTCGTCACCGTAGAGATTGCGGAGATTGTCAAGGATCTGTTCAGTGGAAGGGATCATCTGTTTGTTTCGATTACTCCGTAATTATAACCGTGGATGGACCGGTGGTGGACGGTGGGTAGTTAGGTTTCCGAAGTGTCACAGTCGGTTTTTCGTCAAAGGGTCTGGTGTATTCCTGATGTACTGTTTTACCAGCGTTGAATTTACCAGTCATGAATTCAAATCCAACAGTAGGGTCAGCAGATCCGCATGTGAAGATATCACATACTGCCATCTCTTTCTCTGGCCAAGTGTGGATACTAATATGACTTTCTGCCAACAGCGTTACAGCAGTCACTCCCTGTGGTGTGAACTGATGTGATACTGTATTTAACCACGTAGCACCACATTGGTTGGCAGTCTCGTAAAGGACATTCTCAATGTACATTCTGTCATTAAGTAGATCTTTGTCACAATCATAGAGAGTGAATAGAATGTGTTTCATTGATTAGACCCAATCTGGTTTACGTTCTGGAATACGAAGGTAATTATCCTTCACCCATGGTTTAGATGCAATATACATCTTGTACTTTGTATAGATATCAACACTCTCGTCATACTTGAATTCATCAGGTCCAGCAAATACAAAGGGTGTCGGACCTTTACCACTGCGACCTTGTGGGTCTGCACATGGAAGGATTTCATTTGCTGCTTGGAGAGTATTGAAACAGGTATGTGGTTTGCCATACCTCAGTGCATATTCATCACACAAAGAAAATCCATGGGCAAGTAACCATCTCCAATTATTTACAAAGGAGTTTGCCCATATGGTACATGGGTGATTACGGAAAGCACCCCTCTCAGTGGCATAGGGAGTACCGTCTGCCCTGGGAAGAGTACCAAAACCATGCCCCCATTTGTCAGAGCATACAATGGCAAGCATCTGACAAGTTTCTAGGGGCATCTTGACAATATGTTTGTCAGGAAGAACCCTGGCTGACCTACGAGGATCAGGATCCGTGACGAATATATTCATGCGATCAGACCCACGAACTCCGAAAGAATTTTACGATTGAACTTGGATTTTGTCAAGGACTTCTTGAAGGCAGCACGAATCTCAGACTTCTTAGCACCTTCCTCAACCTCAAACTCAGATTCACTATTCAGACTGTTCTGATTTAGTACGAAGAACTTAGAGTAAGAGGGAATGTTGATCCCGACAGACTTGTTATTCCTGAAATAAGTTGATGCACGTTCACGCTCTTTATACTCAGGCACTGCCCAACGAATGAACCTGTGGAAATCGCCGCGACCAACCAGACGAATACCAATGATGCTCACCTCAGGATAACGATCACTCAGGTTTCTGAGGATAGCTTCGACACACTTGTATTCTTCCAGTTTGTAAGTGGTGCGAAGTTTGGGATCACGAAGATACGTGTTCTTGTAAGAACTGCGAATGTAGGTTGCCATCACCTCTGTGTTATCAGTGTAAGCACAGGTGCGTTCGTATCCAATAGCAGGAGTCTGTGCCTCTCCATCAGTCAAGATAATGGTGTGAACTTTTTGCAGATCATTCTCTTTCTTAAAGGTGGGAATGATTTTGTGCAAGCACATCACAGCTTCCGCAAGAGGGGTGCCACTCAGTTGCAGTCCAGGAGGAGTTGCAACCTGATGATATCCAACACCGAGATTCCAGAAAGTAATACACTGCTTCTCAAAATCCTGAGCATTGGCATCACTGTTCAGGAATTCCAGAAGACGGAACTCTCTTTCCAACCACAGATCACCATGAAGAGGATTTTGAATTGCACTTGCAATATGCTTTGTCTCATCAGATGTGTACCAAGCGTTGGTAAAACCATAGACACGGAAGGGGATGTTTACCTTGCGGCAGAACCATGCAAGGTTGAACAATTGTTTGACGGTATCACCAAGCACGTGTGACATTGAACCAGACCAGTCAAGAATGAAGATTAGTCCATGATTCTTACCATCAGGAATGGTGGTCACTTTCTTGAAAAGATCTTCATTGTACTTGTAGGTATGGAGTTTGGTGCAATCCAGGACACCAGTGCGAGAAGTGCTAGCACGTGAATATGCATCAGCAGACTTCTTACACTCAAACTCCTTGACCATGTAGCTCACTTCTTTCTGAACTGACTTCTTGTAAGGCAGGTATTCTTTTTCGGTCTCTTCAACCTTGTCAAAGAAGGAGATCCTACGGTGCTCTCCATAGTAATTATCCCACCAACCGTTTGCTTTTTCAGCGACTTCTTTGTTGGAGATGATAATTTCATCCAGAGGGATGTCAGGGATCTGACAATACTGACTGCTGTGTCCTGCATTGTTGATCAGTTCACGCATCCGCGTGTCCATGGAATCAGCAGTGTTTACAGAAGGTTCAGGAGTTGAATCAGTATCCACCCCACTATCAGAATCGTCAGAAACATCCCCAGTTTTATTGCCACCACTGCTGCCAGGAGAAGTGCTGGTAGTATCGTCACTGTCGCTATCATCAGTAGGACTATCAGACCTGCTTTCGTTAGGTTGCTGGTCTGCTTGTTCGCTAGCACCTTCCTGACCCTGCGGAACATTCTCTTCCTTTGAGTCTGTAAACGTTTCTTTGTCATAGCGGTAGAGAAGTTCAGAAGCGTAGATGACATCATCCCAAGTTTCAGCGTCTTGTACAGTTTGAACAATAGGTTGCTCCTTGGCAGAGAACTTGATACCAAGGAATGCACCAACTTTGAAGTGCAGATTTACACGGTCAGTGAGAGACATCTTAGAGAAATCTTCTCCTTCAACAGAGAAGAAGTCCATGTCATGAAAATCAGAGTAACCCTTGTAGAAAGTCTTTGCTAGACCAGGGAACCGACGCTTGATCATCTTCTCAATACGAACATCCTCAGCCACGTTGACAAACTGGTGAGGGATGTGAGACGGAGGATCAACGTTGGGAGTGTAAAGGGCATGACCAACCTCATGAGCAACCAGCAGATCAAAGATAGCATTGGTTGCACGTTCCCAGATGGGGAGAGTGAGCACACGGGTATCGACGTTGAACTGTGCAGTCTGAACCTGCTGGTGCTCAACGATCAGGTTTTCCTGTGCCAGAAGTTTGGCAACGATTCCCTTGACTTCTAGATTGACCATGCCGTTCTCTCAGGTATGTACCCATAATATGACGAAACCTCCCGCTTGGGGAGGTTCATGTGCCGCTTCTTAAACTGGCGCAGTGCTTCACGCCTCGCCCTCATCGCTTGCGGTTTGAGTTTACGTTTCTGTTCTTTTTTGCTGTGGTGTTGCCAGTTTGGAGTGGTCATTGAGATACCTGTCAGATGCAGGGTCGGTAATGAGAGTCATACCAGATTGCTTGAAAGCAGTGCCTATGTCAACTGGTCTACGAACGAATTTTGTCATCAAACTTTCCGCGAGAATCCTTTTACTTTCTCAAATCTTAGCACGTTTTCAAACTTGTCAAACAAGCTTTCTTTGTGCGAAATGATGAATACGTTAGCATTACTAATCACATAGCGAATGATCTTCAAAAACTCTTCTGTGCCAAGACCATCAAGAGAACTGTCAAACACTTCGTCCATGATCAACAGATTTGTACTGACGGAGTTCTTGAATGCAGCAACCTCACGCCAGGTGAACAGGAGTGCTAGATCAATTCTCATCTTCTCTCCCTCGCTGAAAGAAGCATACGAGAAGTTGTCATGAATAGGAGATTGAACACTCTCATTAAACTCTTCATCAAGTTGAAAGTTGATAAAGAAGTCCATCAATTGAAGATAGCGATTGACTTGCTTATTGATTAGGGGGAGATACTGTTTGATAATTTTAGTTTTGACTCCCCCATCCTTCAATAAGGAATAAGCAAAATCGTGATTCTGTACTGATTCAGTTTTTGTCGCTAAATCTTCATAGACCCCCTGTAAAGTTTCGTTGAAGTCGTTTAACTTCTCATGTTCAGAATTTCGATTCGCGAGCTGGTCGGTAATTCTTTGAATTTCCGATTCCAGATTTCGGCACTGACGTTGTAGTCCTGAAACCCGAACAGTATTTTGAGAAACTTCATTGTTTAGGGAAGTGACCTCCTTTGAGAGTTCTTTGTATTGGGACTCTCTTTCCTCCTCTACTTCTATTTTAGTGTCTAGATCGGTTAGACCTTCGTTTAACTTCTCTATTGAAGCGTTGAGCGTCCCAATTCTATTTAACCTAAACTCTTC